ACCCAGCGATTACGCTGGCTATGCTGAGGAAGGTCGTCGGCTTGCAGTTGACGTGCCTAATGTCACGCCGATGGACGCGGCTCGTTTTATAGCTGAGGCCACACCGATCATTGGTGACGCGATGGCGGCCAAAGAGATTTACGACGAGGCCACATCTGAAAACCCGAATTGGGCTTTAGTTGGCGCGCTTGGCGGTGCAACTGTGTTGGGCTTGTTCCCCGGCATTGGTGACGCAGCTGCGAAGGCTGTTAAGTCTGGTGCGCGTGGTTTGCTTGATACGGCTAAGCGCGTTGAGGTTGATCCGAATGCGATGGGTTCGCTACTCGGTAATGTGCGGTTGAAGCCGAAGGGTGATGCTTTGTCACCAGCCCAAGAAATCTCTGACTTGCTGGCGTCTGGTCGCGCTGACGAAGTTACCGACGAGATGCTGAGCAAGTTGACGCCTAATGACAATATGGAGTTGTTTGAGCTGTATCAAAGCGGTGCAACAGGCATGGATTTGCCGATGGATGAGGCGTCAAGGATGGCGCGGGCGGAATCTATGTTCCCTAAAGGTGACAGCTATCACGGGACAAACGCAGACATAAAGAGCTTTCAGGGAAATGTTTTTTCTTCAGATAGCCCAACACTTGCCAGCACTTATACTAGGGGTTCGGCTGATGCTCAAATTTACCCGCTGCGGCTTGGAAGTAAGTTAGGCGACACGGTGGTTGAGGGCGGCGGCGTGAATTGGAGCCAGCTCAACATAGGCGACGTAAAAGACCCAGCCGTGGCAGATTGGCTTGATTGGGCGGAAGGCCAAAAAATATCAACGCGAGAAATTGAAGAGGCCGCTAGTCGTGAAGGTAGAAGCGGCGTTCAGTTTAAAGATATTAACGATACGGGACCGGGCTTCAATTCTAACCAATTTAAAAATTTAGGTTACACAAAAGAGCAAGAACGTGCATTGCAGCGACAATATATGGAAGATTTATCAAAACCTTCAAATGTAGACGTTCGGTTGTCACCTAATTTGGTCCGCTCCAAATTTGCTCGCTTTGACCCACGCCTATCCAATTTGAAGAATCTATCGGCAGCGTTGGCATCTGTACCCGGCGGCTTACTGGCCTTACAAGAAATGCAAAAACGTGCTAATGAAGAGCAACAACGGCAAGGACTGTTACAGTAATGGCAATCACAACTTACGCAGAGCTAAAATCTAGCATAGCCAACTGGCTGAACCGTGACGATCTTACGTCGGTCATTCCTGATTTTATCAGCTTGACTGAGGCGGGCATTAACCGTGACTTACGGCATTACAAGATGGTTAACCGCGTCGATGCTACGCTTGATAGCCGTTATGTACAGGTTCCGGCTGATTGGCTTGAAACTTTGCGTTTTAGTTTGACAACCAACGGCACGCGCCCGCTGGAGATGGCCAGCCTTGATGATATGATTAAGTATCGGCAAAACAATTCAAACGCCAGCGGCGCGCCTAGATTTTACTCCCACGCTGGCGAAAGCATTGAAGTATTCCCGACGCCTGATGGTGAGTACGGTATGCAGCTTATGTATTACCAATCAGTTCCTGAGCTTACTGATTCAAATACATACAACTGGTTGTTGCAAGACTCGCCGGACGTTTATTTGTATGGCTCGTTAATCCAAGCTGCGCCATACTTAAATGATGACGCAAGGGCGGAAACTTGGGCAGCGCTTTATTCGTCGGCCATACAGTCCCTGCAAAAAGCCTCAAACGACACGCGCTTTGCGGGTTCCGGCCTAAGAATGCGCGTGACTAGCTATTAAACTGAAACTGGTGTATAACCGCCGCAGATATATCTAACGGAGAAATCCATGTCTTTCACAAATACTTACGAAACACACGTTTTGAACTATGTGTTTACCGCGACTAGCGTAACAAGGCCAACTGCATGGTACGTTGGTTTGTTTACTGCCGATCCAACAGATAGCGGTTCAACAACTAACGAGGTGTCTGGCAATGGTTACGCAAGAACAGCGGTCAGTTTTACCGTGTCAAACGACCTTGCCACCAATTCATCGGCGGTAGAGTTTCCAGCCGCAAATGGCGGAAACTGGGGTACAATTACACACATGGCGGTCATGACTGCATCAAGCAGCGGCGACATGATTGTCCATAGTGCTTTGACTGTAGCTAAAGCAATTAATGATGGAGATGTGTTCCGTATCCCAACAGGTGATCTGGACATTACGTTAGCCTAATGACCGTCTACCGCGCAAACTACGGTGATGCTTTTTATGGTCAGGATATTTATGGTTTATCCGGCTCTATAGTTGACGCGTCAGCTAGTGCATCATTAATTTGTGCGGTATCGGCTGAGGCCGTTAACGTCCGCAACGCTGCATCAACTGCGTCAATAGCTTGCACAGCATCCGCTTTATTGCAGCAAGTCAGAATAGGCGCGTCAAGCGCGGCGTGTGCGGTTAGCGTTAGTGCGAGCGGTAATAGAGTTATTGGCGGCGCAGCGTCTACAGCTTGCACATCATCTGCATCGGCTGCGTCTGTTAAGGTTAGAACCGCTGCGGCTAATATAGTTTGCCAAGGCATTATAGTAGCGGTGGCGGTTGAGTATCCAGAAGTCCCCGGCTTTAGACCGGGTTACGGCTTAAACACTTACGGCTCTTACATCTATGGCGAAAATTACAGTGTCGAGGAAGGCGCTGCGGCCATTAACCTTGTTTGCAACGTGGCAAGTTCTGGCCAGAGGATTGCAGATGCGGCGTCAAATGTTACCCTGACATCTACTGCTACGTCTAACGGAGTTATTGACGTTGTGGGCCGCGCAGACGTGGCACTATCATCTAGCGTAAATATAAGCTATAATCGCGTTAGACTAATGTCTGCGACAGACAATTTAAGCCTGACAGTAAATGTTCTGTCTCGTTATAAGTGGCTTGACGCAGATGAACCGACAACAGAATGGACAGCATCGCCAAACCCAAGTAATACATGGGTCGAGGCAGATTACTTAGAGAGGGCCGCGTAATGCCTACGACAACGACAAACTATTCTTGGAATAAGCCAGCAGTCGGCGGTGACGAAGACGCGTGGGGCGGCTACCTTAACGGCAACTGGGACAGCTTAGACACTTTGCTCGGCGGCGTTACAAACGCGCAGTTCTCCGTTCTAAATGGTCTGACTGCTACCACAACAGAATTAAACTATGTCGATGGTGTTACGTCTTCCATACAAACGCAGCTAGATGCTAAAGGCACAGTCTCGTCGCTTTCTGATCTTGGCGTGACGGCCACTTCAACAGAATTAAACTATGTCGATGGTGTTACCTCGGCTATTCAACCGCAGCTCGACGCAGCTGCAACAACAGGTAAGGCAATCGCAATGGCGATTGTCTTCGGTTAAGGAGAAGCCACATGGCCGCACCAAATGTAGTAAATGTAGCCACTATCACCGCCAAGTCGGCGCTGGTGGCTTTGTCTTCAACCTCGCAAACAACGCTGGTTAGCAACGCTGCATCCAGTGGCAAGGTGTTTAAGATTAACATGATCCAAGTCGCAAACGTCGATGGCGCAAATGCCTGTGACGTGACCGTGGACATGCACAGCGCCGCTGCTGGCGGTGGCACAGCATATTCGCTTGTAAGCACGATCTCTGTTCCCGCTGACGCCTCTTTGGTGGCTCTGGACAAAAACACAGCAATCTATTTGGAGGAAGACCGTTCTATTACAGCAACCGCTGGAACGGCTGGCGATCTTGAAGTGATCGTTTCTTACGAAGAGATTAGCTAATAGGAGCCTCTAATGGCTAAACGTACAGGCGGCTTCATAGGCCAAGACGGGATAAATGCACCTGACCCTGCTACGGGTGTTAGTGCTTCTGGCGGTGACGGGCAGGTAACTGTTAGCTTTACTGCCCCCACAGATGTAGGCGGCGCTGCTGTAACTGGCTATAGGGTTCAGTCAAATGACGGCATTGGCGCGTCTGGCTCCGGCTCCCCTGTCACAATCACGGGCCTCACCAACGGCACAAGCTACACGTTCAACGTATGGGCGATCAATCCGTTTGGGTGGTCTAGTCCTAGTGATGCGAGTGGGGGTGTCAGTCCTGTTGCTTCGATTGCCCTGTTTCTCGGCGGCAATTCCACCTCAAATGTCATAGATACCGTTTCTATTAAAACATTGGGCAATGCAACAGATTTTGGCGATTTGCGAATTGGTCAGGCTGGCTACTCTTGCGAAGGAAATGCGACAAGAGGCCTTATCTCTATGGTTAGGGAAGGCGGGGAATGGGATTGTGTTGATTATGTAACTTTTGCGAGTGCTGGCAATTCTGTAAAATTTGGAGACTTATCTTACTCTAATATGCAGGGCGCGTCTTTTGACCAATGTTGCGGCAACAGCACGAGATACATAGGCACGGCAAAATATTATAGTGGTGCGTATAGATTTGAAAACTTTTATTTAACTTATTCCACAACAGGGAACAGCTCTACTTTTGGCGATTTAAGCACAGATAGATTTCGAGGTTGCGGGTTTAGCTCTCCGACTAGGGGTGTATTTGCTGGTGGAGAAGGTTCGTTCAATCAGATAGAATACGTCACTATTGCTTCTACAGGCAATGGAACGGACTTTGGGGATCTTACTCAGGTCACTGCACAAAGCACAGGTGCTAGTTCGTCAACAAGAGGCGTTTCTATGGGTGGGTATGTTGAAGGTAGTGGTTCTCCTTTTACAAATGTAATTAGCTATGTAACCATTGCATCAACGGGTAATGCTACAGATTTTGGTGACTTAACAATTAGCCGAACAAGTGGGGGTGGCGGGTCATCTGAAACCCGTGCTGTCAATGGTGGCGGGGAGAATGCTTCTACACAAAATGTAATTGACTATATTGAAATTGCGTCAACGGGCAATGCAGCAGATTTTGGTGACTTAACTGTTGGAAGATATAATGTTAGCGGCATGTCCAACGCTCATGGAGGACTTTAATAATGCCTAATTATCAAGGTGTATGGAGCCTGTCAGAGCAGTATCAGGCGCAAGGTCAAAGCAACTGGCCTGAAAACTATGTTGCCCCGATTGCGTTGAACTTATTTGGGAATATCAAGAAAAATATTGACAAGATCATAATTGATACAACGGGCAATGCTACTGACTTTGGAGATGCTACATCGTACGCTGCTAACCCAGCAGCGTTAGGCTCCGCAACTAGGGCTGTATTTCATGTTGATTATGATAATAGCTTTTCAAAGACAAATACTCTTGAGTATGCTCAATTTTCAACATCTGGAAACTTAACTAGCTTTGGCGACCTTAGTCCAGCATCCCCAGCAAACGCAAGAACTGGATTAGGCAATAGCACTAGGGGTATAATATCAAACGGCCTCCCTGCTTCCGGTGGATATACAAATTTAATTGAATATATAACGATTGCATCTACGGGGAACTCTACTAGCTTTGGCAGTACAACGATTTCCAATGGGTTTAGGGGTGGATTTGCATCTCCAACTAGAGGCGTTTTAGGCGGCGGTCAAAGTGGTTATACAAACATAATTGATTACATCACTATAGACTCAACAGGTAACGCCACTGACTTTGGGGATTTGACTCAAGGCAGACAGACACAGGGTTGCTCAAGTTCAACAAGAGGGCTGTTTATATGTGGCTATTATTACTCTGGTTCTGGCCAATATACGAACACAATTGATTATGTTACGATTGCATCTACGGGCAACGCTACGGATTTTGGTGACGCACTAGATGCTTATGGCAGCACAATGACCGCATCTTCAGAGGTGCGTGGGATATACGGCGGTGGTTATGACGGCGGTTACAACAACAACATGAGATTTGTCACCATAGCCTCAACAGGTAACGCCACTGACTTTGGGGATCTCACAACTTCTACGAATGGCGCTGGTTGCTCTAATTCCCACGGAGGGCTTCAATAATGACCAAACGCTATCTCGGCAACATCATCACGCAGAACCCGACGCCGCCTGCTGGTCCGTATGAGGATAGCGCAGCATCCGGCGTGTGGTCACTTGCGGAAGCCTTTGCGTACAACAAGGCGGGGCTGTGGCCTACGGCGGGGAATTTGCCTCCTTGGTATGGAACAAGAGCGGTATGGGCTGGTGGTTATGAAACGGCGAGTGTCGACACAATAGAATATGTGACTACGACAACACTAGGTAACGTGACTGATTTTGGCAATCTTGGCACTGTAGCTTACATGCAAGCGGGCAATGGTGTTAGTAGCGGCTCTAGGGGTGTGTTTGGCGGTGTAACAAATAACTATGATGCAACAAATGTGATGGAATACATTACGTTTGCAACAACCTCAAACTCTACAGACTTTGGAGATTTAACCATTGTTCGAGATGGCCCAGCGGGAGCAAGTAACTCATCAAGGGGTGTATTTGCTGGAGGCTACGGCTCTCCAGAATTTAAAGATGTAATGGATTATATTACTATTGCGTCCACTGGAAATGCGACAGACTTTGGAGATTTAAGCGTTGGTCGGCAATATCTTAGCGGTGTGAGTAGCGGGATTAGAGGTGTGTTTGGCGGTGGCGATACTAGCTCGGGGCCAGTTAATACCATTGATTACATCACAATTGTAACTACAGGAAACGCAACGGATTTTGGTGATCTTACCGTAGCAAGAAGGCAGTTAGCCAGCGCGGGATCACCCACTCGCGGCGTTTGGGCTGGGGGTCGGATGGCATCGGGAACGCCAAGGTATGTAAATGTAATGGACTATGTAACTCTAGCGACTACAGGAAACGCGACTGATTTTGGAGATTTATTAGCAGCTATACAAAGTATAAGCGGGACAAGTAGCGAAACTAGGGGGGTTTTTGCGGGAGGAGGCGAAGGTAACAATGCTACAACTAATGTCATACAGTACATTGATATTGCAAGCACAGGGAACGGGTCTGATTTTGGAGACTTGAGTGCGGCACGTCAGGATATGCAAGCCACATCGGGGAATTAATATGCCTAAAGATACAGTAAAAGAAACGGCACTCGCCACGGTAGACCTAAACATTCAGCTTCCAAGCGCGAAGCCTGAGTATAAGTCTATGCTGGCTAACATTGCCGACAAGGCTCCTGCCATTGCGCAGGCGTCTAGCAACTTCTACAAGTCGCACTCTCAGATGATGAGCGTGACGCTTGACGTTACGGCAATCACGCCGATCCGCTCTGTGAAGCATACGTTGGCTGAGATTGAGAAGACAAAATCCGCCTTGCAGG